AGCAATAAGCTGGCGTCAAGGTCGCCTTTTAATCTGCGACTCTGGATGTAAATTAAATTTTCTAAGAAGACTTCAACGCCTTCTGGTGTATGCATCGGGAACTGTTCCTCGTATGCACGTTCTTTGCGATGTAGATCAACTCTAACTGACCCCATGATAGACAGCCTCCTTACCTTTTGGCGCTTTTAATAATGCTAATCCTGACCAACCGGCTTTTAATCTATCGTGAAATGTCGACCTAGATATACCAGCTATTTCGGCCCACTCTGAGCACGTCTTCTTTTCATTATTAATCGTTACGAAAACATTTTTAGATTGATTGCGTTGCTGTACTTTCTTAGTAACCCATCTACAATTCTCTGGAGAATAATCCTTATCGTTGTTGATACGATCTATTGTTAATTCATCGGAATAGCCATTACCTAAAGACCACTCAACAAACGCATCAACGCTGTTTGACCATTCTTCACAGACTTTAATACCTCGACCTCCGTATGCCGGATAATCTTTTCTTTTAGGGTTATTACAACGGGTTTTCATCCCATTTAGTATTCTAGTAATACGCACTCTACCGTTAGCCATTGTGACGATCCCCTTTCTTAGGTGCGTGGATCCCGAAAAACTCGTTTCGACGATCTACTAGGATGGCACCATCTGAAATGGAGACACGAATCATATCCGGCTGATTTAATGCATATTCTTCTGTTTCACGATGTTTAATTGGAATAGGTGTCATTTGAATTGCTCCCTCACGATTTTTTCTAGGTCTTTTACAGAACCGTTGGTGTCTACGTTAATTGCGTCAAAGTCGTCAGGGATGAAGTGCTGTTTCTCGAATTCTAGCGCCTCTCGTTGTATGTTTCCGTCTCGTCGTTTTAATCGTTCAAACCGTACATCGTCATCGGCCACTAATCTAATTGGCGTGTATCCACGTTGGTTTACGAAGTATTCGTACTCATGCACATAGCGACCATCCATAATCAGACGTCCATCGCTCCATACGAATGCTCTTTCAGCTAAAGCGCACCATATGTCTTGCCCGTAGATATCTTTGTAACCCTCGCCAATCTTAATCATCTGTGGCCTATTCGTTTTATAATCCGTTCTCATCAGGTGTCGGACGTACTCACTGCGAATTGGGTCTGCTAAAGCCACGGCTGTTATATCGTGGTTATGCGTCATCAAATGAGCGAACGTGTCCTTCCCCGTACCGGCTAATCCGAAAACGAAGTAGTTTGCCATCCAATAACTCCTTTCTGTTAACGTTTCTTCATACATACAGTCCGGCCCATAACGCCATTTGTAACGCGAGAAAACAAAAAAAAATACGCCCACCATTTAGGTGAGCGCATTTATCGTTATAATGTTGTTAAACGAATGTCCTTACGGCTTGCCATGAAGTCCGCTAAGTGAACGACTTGTTCCAGGTAAGTATCCGGTTTGATTCGACCAACAGACGTCCAATCACCGTTAGCGATATTACCCATATGACGTTCGATTGCGTTAAATATGATGTCCAACTCGGCTGGATTCGTTAATAAATCATCTAAACGTCTTTTGTAATAACTACGTGGTAAGAACGGATGCATGTCGTGGTATTCGTAACCATAATCAATCCCGTACTTTAAACAGTCGTGACCAGCCATGGCTACGATAGCAAGATCCGTTTCACGCCGACTTAGTCCGAATGTACGGGCCAATTCGTGTGCACAGTGCATGCCCATGAGAACGTGATCTACTAGTCCACCAAGCTCTGTCGCCCAGTGGTATTTTCCTGACGATGAAGCCGGGATTACAAAGAAGTAATCCGGGGCCTCTAAAAAGAATCGACGAGCGACTGAGCGTAAATGGTCGTTGACAATCAACTCCATGAATCTTTCACTTTTAATCAACGCATCCATCTTCATCTCTACGACTTGCTCGTTGGTTAGTTGAACCGACTCACCTTTTACTAAGACTTCCATTACAGGATCGCCTCTCGTGAATCATCGACTATTCTACGAACATTCTCGTGGTCAGTAACACCAGCGAAATGGCCTTGGCCTTCCTTCGTCTTATAGAAGAGGTCACCATTCTCACGTTTTTTGATTTCTGTTACAGTACGGAATGGATTATCAAAAATCCCGTTACCAGTACGTTCAATCACGTCACCTACACGGATCTCAGTTGGTTCTGGAGCATGGATGTACTCAGACGGAATCTCTAGTCCGAAAGCACGGCGTAATGCGATTGCTTTACCGATATGCTCGTTGAAGACGTCAGTTGGGTCACACTTAGCGACACCTCTCGCCCAGGCGCGATTTTCGTTCATATACTTAATTAGAGCGACAACAGTACGCTTTTCACGGTTCACAACGAATTCAACTTTATCAGTGCTGCCGTGACTCTTCGGATAGAACGACTCACGTTGGCCTTTGAAGTTTCTAACGCCCATAGTGATAGGAGTTTTCATTAATCGTTCTACGTCCTGTTTGGCTTGCTCGATAGCCATGTCACGAATGTCTTGATCCGTTGCTACACGAGCTGGTTCTTCCGCTGGTTCCGGGAACAGTTCAACAGATTGGGCCGGCTCAAACTTATCTTCCAACGCTCTAACACGTAAGCTAAGATCCAGTAACTCGTCCTGAGTCATCGATAACAGACGTTCCAGCTGTTCGATACGATCTTCTGGAGCCTCATACTTCTCTAGATCGCTTGGACGGAATAACATCCCGGTTCCACCTTCTACCGGTCTAGCAGCGATAGGATGTGTACCATCCGAACAAACGAAATTTGTTTGTTCGATCACAACGATTCCATCGACTTTTCCGTTACCATACTTAGATAATTCTAATTGACGTGCTTTATCTCCAACTTTAAATTCCACTGTGTTTGCTGTTAAATTTGTCATTATTAATCGTCCCCTATTCGATAATTAAGTTATTAGTCTATTAAGCTTCCTCGAAAAATTTGTCTGTCCATGGCTCGACCTCTACGACCAGAGCACGTAATGTTTCCGCTAGGTTGGCTATCTCGCCTTGAGCGCCTCTACCTTTTTTACGCTTACTATAGAAATCTAGTAAAGATCGTAGATTCGCTGATAACGTTAAGTTACAAGCTGACGCCTGAGGTAAGACTGATCGTGCGTCTTCCGCTGGAATACCAACTGCACGTAATGTATCGTAGTAAGCTTGCGTAATATCCATAAATCGTTCAAAGTACTCTAACGCCTCTGGATTATTAGCGACCTTTTCTGGTATGATATAATCGAATCCTCCTGACCTATCGTCAGAACCAAATTTTACATACCTCTGCGATTGAACGCTGAATGATTGGTGACGATGCCTCGTCAGCTGTGCGAGTGCCGCTCTAGACAGCCCCTCAACGCTGAATGTAAATTGCAGATGCTCTAAAGTTGAGGTATGGCCCGAGCGTACAATCTGTAAGAAAAGGCGTGTTGCGTCTGATTGTGATGGATCATCCTGTGACGGAGTACCGAAGTACTTCACACCTTCGCTCATAGCGATCTCTGACGGCTTCAGATGGCTATAGCATGTACGAATCGCAGTTAATGCGATAACTTGCGCTTCTGAGAAGCTGAGACTACCGAAATCCTCGGCGTCAAGCAGCTCCCCAAGAAACGCTGGGTCTAACTTAGGAACGGCTATACGTTTAACGTTTAATTTAGTTTCCAACGCTAATCACCTTCTTAGCCTTCCTTGTATCTTTTGCTATAGCACGCATAATCTGATTTACGTAGATACGCTTTCCAGACTTTTTGTTACGTGGATTACGTAAAGCAGCGTAATATGGACGCTTATCACCGAGTAGTTGTAACAATGATGGTGTCATTATTCGGTCACCTCGCTATACGTACCTTCTACGGCTTTCTTGATAGTTACGACTAGAGCCACGCGATGTACGCCATCAATGGTTACTTCGCCTTCTGCCGGTGTAGCCGAGATCTTTTCTCTAATCTGGTTAGCAACCTTCTGTCCAGCGAAATTGATCTGGTGAACGCCTCTATCGGATACTGCTGCTACTTCAACGGTGCCCTTTGCGTTTAATTCACGGATAATTGCATTTACTAGTTTCTTACCTTTGTTTTTAGCGCCGACGATAATCATTATTCTGCAGCCTCCAATAGATCAGCTTTAAGCGTATTAGCTAACTCAAGCATGATGTTTCCGAATTCAGCGTCATCATCGCCATCAATCTCGCCCATATAATCAACGAATAAATCACGTAACTTGGTGTACTCCTCTGGTTCAAGGATGTTTCTTCCGAAATTCTCTCCCAAGAAAAACTGTAGAGCTGAGAATAACGCTAACTTTTCTCTCACTGTTAATTCGTTCATTTACTTTCCCTCCGATTTGAATGTATAAATTGAATTCCGTGTTTTAACTACTAAGCTATCTGGTAGGTGATGGTGCTCCCACACGCCAGAAGTCGTTAATATCGATCCTTCATCGACGTATTTCAGCAGCATCGGCTCTCCCGGAGATAACCAGATGACCTCAATGCGATGCCCTTTTCGTCGGGCATCACGTTCGGTCGGTTCACCTGTGCGTCTATCTACGATACTTTCAATCGTGTAAATCATGCGAAAATATCCGCAAATGCTGTTATAGCTGTGATAATGTAGAATGCTACGAACATAAACGATAAGAAACGTCTTACTCCGTTCTGATTCGCTAACATGTTTAGGAACTCCAACAGTCCCAATAGGAAACACATAACTAATACGATCCAAGATAAAACGATCATCGATTAGCCTCCGCAATTTGACGTTCTATCTCAGCTTCCAATAATGGCTCCGGGCGCACGAACGTGGGAGGCTTCATCACCTTGTTTGTGTCCGGATTCAATCGTGGCTTGCCGTCTTCCCACAGCTTAGACATGTTGGCGTCCTGTACGATCTGGAACAGTGGCTCTGGTAGTACGCCCAGCTCGACCATGGTTCCGATAGCTAAGTAGATAAGGTCGATCATTGCGTCCGCCTGGTCTACTAATTCGGAGCTACCGAGAAACTCCATTAATTCTTCAGCCATATATTCATAACGTTGTTGCTGACGAACCTCGTCCATTACCGTTGGCTTATTGGCAACCGGTTGGTTCATCGCTAATTGGAACTGCTTAACCATTTCAAACTGTTTATTCATCTAATTCCCCCCCCTGTAATATTCCGTGTTTTACGTAAATTTCTTTTAGAAAAATCGGATAGTCGCCTTTGCGATACTCTAGCAATCTACCGAGACGCTTACGATCCTCTTCGTTAAAGATCGCTTCGAATTCGTTGATAGACATAAACTTGAACAACTCACTATAGCTGCCATCGATGTATGCATATCTGATCTTCGGATAACCGTAAAACCCAATATGTCTGCCAGCGTTTCTTTCGTTCCACTCGTCTACCCACTCCATGAAACGTTCCTTGCTTTGAATCTTTATCGCTACCTTAAGACCACCACGGTCAGCTTTACCAGCGTGAATAAAAGCAACTTCGCCCATGTTATTCTCCTTTAGGTGCTTCGACTTGTTGTGGGCCGATTACTAAGTAAGCAATCTTCGCACGATCAAATACCAATAAGCCCGTTCCAACCACTAGTTCGAATACACCGTGTCCTAATCCAGAGAACCATTGACGGATTTGTTGAACTGAATGATTGTTTAATCCGTTAACAACGACTTCCTCTGCTCCGATTACTTCTAGTTTGATAGTGAATAATTGCTCCTGTTGTTGTGGAGCCTCTACCACTGGGTCTGCAGCCAAATCTTTAACTGTTCTACGTTTTTTCGTCATTTCGTTTTCCTCCTATTAAGTAACTTCATATATACAGTCCGGCCCATATCGACGTTTGTAACGCGAATAAACAAAAAAAAATGCGCCTACCGTTTGGTAGACGCTTTTAGTTGCTTATGATATTTTAATAGGCTGTGTGCGATAGCGATAATCTCCGGTAGATGCACCGGCAGATCAAAGCCAGAGACGGTCTCACCCGTAAAGCCCTGGAAGTATTCGTGATACTCGACCTCGGACGCCTCTTCGGGGAAGTTTTCATGTAGAACCGCTAATTGCAGTGCCCAGCCGTCATAGACATGGTCCGGAACGATTGATTCGTTTAGCCGGTAATATAAGCAGCTGTGAACCAGGATCTGACGTCTACGGCGACGAATTAACGATTTGATATCGTCATCGTTCATAGATGATGTAATCTTCCGCTAAGATATCAGTCTGAGACGCAAGCCACGGAACCACGTTCCCTTGAGCCGTTTTCATTGCGATATAAGCACCGTAAGGAACCATCTCACCGATTTCTCTACGGGCTATGTCGGTTGTGGCCGGGTAACTAGCAGCTGGTACGTAATATAAGTACATCCCCTTGCCGTTCCAGCCAGCTCTAGCAACAGGATGCCCGTGTTTCAACGCTCTTACAGCTGTGTCAAAACCCATGTTATCTAATAATACTTTCATTAGTTCCCCTCCAGGAGCTCGTCTAGTTTACCTTTCAACAGCTCATACGGATGGAACCCTTTGCCGAAGTGAACCTCTTTTCCGTCCACTAAGATGAACACGGATGGTACACCCATTACGTTGAAGTCAGCAGCTTGCTGTGGATCCTCCATGACGTTAATCTTTTCGATCTTGACGGTGTCGACGTATTCCTCCTTGATTTGATCCAGTACCGGCACCAACGATTTACATGCGCCGCAATTGTCTGAGTAAAAGTCTTTAATTACGATTTCCATTTTATCCTTCCTTTCGTTGTTACATTATTTTCTCGTAGGGTGCAACATTACTTAGTCCACAAATAATCCAAGAAATCTAGGTACTCAACAAGGTGTTTGTCACTCATACCATCTAAATCTTTTGGAATTAAACCAAATTCTTCTTCGCTTTCGCTAATGAATTCCCTATATGTTTGTGTGTTAGTTGTCAGCTTTTCAACATCACAAATTCGCATATCTAAATAATCCTTTGTAATGACCATTGTTAAACCTCCTTAGTGAATACTTTTCATCAATAGCGTCATAGTTCGTCGAAGCCGTTATCAATCGGCTTAGAATATTGACGTGATTTACCTTCAAAGAAGTCTTGCTTCGATTCATTCGTATCCTCGAAGATCTTAATCCATTTCAGTGGATTCGTTTTATAACCTTCGAATGGTTTCTCCTGGATGCCACATTGGCCCACACGCTTATTAGCGATGAACTTGATGTATGCTTCTAGGTCGCCCATATCGATGTTGTCGAAAGTATCTGAGATAACGTAATAACCCCACTCGATCTCGAGCTCGGCAGCTTCACGGAATGTATCGATGATGTACTGATGATTCTCAGGAACGTCTAACTCCGGATACTGAGCGAACAACGCTTTTAAGATTTCCGTGAATAATCTAACGTGCAGCTGCTCGTCCTTATTGATGTAGTTAATCATTCTAGATGTCGATAGCATGCGCTGGTCCCGAGCCAGGTTATAGAAGAACGCAAAGCCGGCATAGAAGTACAATCCCTCTAGAACGATATCTTTAACGATGGAACGGAACATTGTGTATGGGGTCGGGTTATTTACGAACTCCTCGTAAGTCTCAGCAACGAATTCATTCCGTTTCTTCAATATAGGATCGTGCTTCCAGTATTCGAATATCTCTTCTTGTTCAGCCTTCGTGCATAGCGACGACAAGATGTAGCTGTACGATTGGTTGTGCACTACTTCTTGGAACCCAGTTACCATCATTAAAGCTGATAGTGATGAGTCTGTGAGATAGTCAGCGATTTTACCGCAGTAATCCGTCTGAATACTATCTAGGAAAGCTAGTAGTCCGATGATGCGTTTGAACGCGAATTGTTCTTTTGGTTTCATTTCTGGGAACTGTTTCTTATCGTCGTTCATATTAATCTCGTTAGGAATCCAGAAGTTCGCCAGCATATTCTTGTATAGGCCGTATGCCCACGGGAATGCGACATCATCCCAATTTAGTACGTTTGATGATTCTCCGTTAATAATTCCGGTGCTTCGGTTTGGTGCTGTAGTATCGTACAGCTTACGCTTTTGTAATTCCATGATGTTCTCCTTTCGTTAGTCCAGTTTCTTGACTGCGTAATAAGCGTTTCTTATATAGTTCAGAACGGTTCTTAAATCTGTCTCCCCTTCTTCACGCATAGACTGAACATCGTCCTCTAGTTCACTTAAAATCTCTAATACTTTTTCTTTCATTTTCGTTCTCCTTTCGTTGGTACATAATTTGTTTCGTAAGATGACTTAACGTAACATCATAAGTTCCGTTTCTAATCGTTCGTTTTCATCTTTCAAATCTTGAATAATCCTGATTAATTCCAGTGTCGTTAAGTCAAGTAGATGTTGTTCTGATTCCATTTTCACAATCTCCTTTACGCCACAATTTATAGTCAAAGGAGGCCCGAAGGCCCCCCCCCGTTGTTACTGACAGAATTCACAGTCCTCTACTTCGATTGCCTTAGAGCGTACGTAGTAAGTCGATTTCAAACCGGACTTCCACGCATCGATGTGCAACGCTAATAGTTCACCGGCTTTAATTTCGTTTGATACATATAGATTGAAAGATTGACCTTGGTCGATGTGGCGTTGACGTGCAGCCGTTTGTTTAATACTCCAGTGCTGATCCAAAGCGTATGCAGTCGGGTTATAGAACCAGATTGTTTTCGGACTCAAGTCTGGAGCCGTAACAGGAATCTTAAAGTTCTTCTTCTCCTCGGCATACTCCAGTTTGAACACAGGATCGATACCAGCGCTGGTACCAGATATTCCAGCAGTTGACATAGTTGGGGCTGTCGCAAGTAACCAACCATTACGTAGACCGCCGGAAACATATTCAGCCAGGGCCAACCATTCTGGTGACGTATAGCCACGGCGCTCAAAGTACTTACCGCTTTGCCATTCTGAACCTTCAAAGGCCGGATAGCTGCCCTTCTCACGAGCTAAGTCGGCAGAAGCTTTAATAGTTAAATAGTTGATACGCTCATAAAGCTCATCCGCATATTCAACGGCAGTGTCGGATTCCCAACGAATTCCTTTAAGGGCCAACAGGTGATGCCACCCAGACGTGCCCGAGCCAATAGCACGGTATTTACGATTAGATGCCACAGCTTGCAGCACTGTCATTTTGTTCTCGTTGATGTCGATAACATTGTCTAGCATACGAACTTGAATCGGAATCAACCGCTCCAGCACGTTAGCCTGTACAGCTCTTGATAGAGTAATAGACGACAGGTTACATACAACGAAGTCTCCTGGCTTCTTACGAACAACGATCTCGCCGTCTTCTATGACTTCGGATACGATTACTGTCTGAGACATGTTTTGCATGATCTCGGTACATAAGTTACTGCACAGAATAGTACAGATTGCCGTTCCATCCGGACGATATTTCTTATTCGGATTAGCACGGTTAACTTCATCACGATAGAACATGTATGGTACGCCCGTTTCTAATTGGCTAATCAAAATACGCTTCATAATATCGATTGCTGGTACAATCGTTTTGCTAATGTTAGGGTCGTTCAGCAGCTCATAGTACTTCTTACGGAATGTACCGTTGCCACGCTCTTCATCGAAGAAATCATCTAAGTACCAACCCTTGGCGTCAAAGACTTCCTTAGGATCGAACATTGCCCAATCTCCACGCTTATCAACTTGCTCCATGAATAGATCCGGGATACAAGCGCCTAAGAAAACATCGTGAGCACGGAATCTATCGTCACCATTGTTCAGCTTCAAGTCTAGGAAATCGAATGTATCTTTTCCGAATAATGGATAGTACAATGCGATGGACCCAGCACGGGTGCCGAGTTGGTCGACTGATACGCCAGTTTGGTTATACTTCTTAGCCCACGGTACAATGCCGTTTGAGATGCCTTTGAAGTTCTTGATGTAAGACTTCTTGGTACGGACATATCCGAGATACATCCCGATACCGCCGCCATCTTTACTAAGACGTGCGATATCGTGGTCTGCCATATAAATACCATCTAGGCTGTCGTCCACGGTTTCAATGAAACAGCTGGATAACTGGCCGAATGTTTTACCGGCATTCGATAGAGTCGGTGTTGCAACGGTCATATACAAGTTTGATAGGGCCCAGTACGCTTCCTTAACGAGAGTCAGCCGCCTATCTTTCGGCTCATTCATCATCAACGTCATAGCGATGAGCATGAATCGTTCCTGAGGAAGCTCGTACAGATTCTTGTCGTGATCCTTCGCTAGGTAACGGTCTGCTAGTTGGAACAATCCAAGGTAGTTGAACAGATAGTCACGTTCTGGAACGATAGTAGCCTCGAGCTCATCGATCTCTTCGTTTGAATAATTCTTCAACAGATCTTTCGTATAGATACCTTTGCCAGTTAGTGTACGGATTAACGCAAAGAAATCGCCGTACTTATCGTTTGGATTGTAGACACGGTTTGTGGCAGCTGTTTTGTATAATTGGCGCATATAGATTTCAGCAGCAACGAATGTCCAATCCGGATGCTCTCCAACGTCTTTGCCCGTATGATCGAGCGCATAACCGATTAAACGGTCAGTGATTTGCTGTGCCTTGAATTCCTTTTTACTAGCAACAAAATTGGTGATATATGTCTTAAATTCCTGTGCATCCAGGTGTGGGTAACGCTCTGTGACGGAATCTATAAATCTCTCTAGACGTGGTTGGTCAAATGGTAATTGACGCCTACCATCTTCTTTCGTAATAACAGTCATTGTGATTAGTTGTCCTCCTTAGGTGGGTATTTTTTGTATTGTGACGCATCTAGTCCGGCTGATTTCCTCCGGTTATACACTCGCCTTGTAACACGTAACGTAAAACCTTTAGCTCCAGCTGGTATGTCGTTGATTGGGATATAATAGATGTCTCGAGTATTAGGATCAAAAACTGCGATAATATCGACCTCGGACGGGTCATACGGGGTATCGTAAGACACCCGTAAGTTCCCGTCTCTAACATCGGTCCTAGCTGTTTTGACTTGCACACGGACTACCTCTTTATTTGCCATCTCCACCATACGGTCATACCGTGTAGTGACGGAAGGCTTAAGGACATTGAAACCTCGCCCTAGAAGATCCCACTCAACGGCCGCTTCGGAGATGCTACCGACTTGCGCTGAGTTCATTAAAGTACCTCCTTCTATACAGTCCGGCCTATAATGGCTTTTGTAACGGAGAAATTGAAATTTCCATCCGTTCTGGTTCTGTCTTATCGATTATTAGATAGGCATGAATTTCCTTGATTTGCTTGTCGTCGTGCCATGCGACCTTATTTAAACCATCAACGCATTTGACGTAGTTATCGAGATCACCGTGATTTTTCTTGTTGAAATAAACCTTTACTTCAACGTACAAATCACCGGTAAAAGGCTCACAATCTTCATACGCGTCCACGTATGCATTACGCATTTTCAGTTCATAGTTCTTAGTTGCCTCGGGCGTGTAAGCTGTACCTCGATATAGCCTTGGTCGTTGCTTCGCTTGTGGTCGTCCTGGGACAGTGAATTGGCGAACTTCTGTCAATCTGTTCACCTCCTCTCAGGAACGAAAAAGACGGCAACCGAAGTTACCGTCATTCCTTGTAGCCGCCGTCCTTGGCGCATTGACCTTTGAATACACAGAACCCACACTTCTCTAACTCAGGTGCCGGTAGTTCGCCCTTCTCGATTGCACGTACAATCTTAGCTAGACGGATCAGCAACGCCCGTGCCTCTTCCTCTGATACCTCAACGTAGAAATGTGCTTGGTCTGGTTTTTCTGGGATAATTTCCTTCCACTCCGGCTTCTGGAGAGCTTCGTATTCGAACATCCAATTTTTAATGCCGAAGATAAGGAAATAAGATGTTGCTTGGGCCCGATGCTCAGGTTGAGGTTGACCAGCTTTCACGATCTTGTTCAGATTCTTCCGCTTGTCCTTGGTCTTTTTCTCGTAACCAATGATAGC